TGGTCTTGATGCATCACACGCAGATTACTGCTTGTTTAATGGATACATCAAAGATCCGCACCTCGCTCTTTCTGATGCAAACTCTGGTGCATCTGAGGTCTTCTCGCTTCTTGACATCAAGTCTGGTTCTGCTGGATTGTGGTACTACGAGAACGGAGCTTATGATGGTAATACTTCTTATGCTGCTGTCAATGGACTCGAAGCTCTTATCAATACTGAGAGAGTAAAGCAGTTCCGTATGCCTTTCTTTGGAGGATTTGACGGAATTGACATCAAGAAAGCTGATCCTTTCTCTAACACCAATTTGTCATCTGGTACAGAGACCAGCAACTATGTTGTTTACTCTCTTCACAAGGCAATCGATATTGTGTCTGACAAAGATATCATTCGTTACGACTTGATTTCTATGCCTGGTGTTATCAATCACTCTCTTAACACTAAGCTTGTGAATATGGTAACTGAGCGCGGTGATGCTCTTGCGATTATTGATCGTGAAGGTATCTTCCAACCAGATACTGATAACAACGGTGTTGAGCAAGCAGCTTCATTGACTACTGTAATCAGCAAGATGAAGACTGATGTTATTGATTCATCTTACGGTGCAGCATACTTCCCTAACGTTCGCGTTAAGGATAGCGCAAACCCTGCTGGAAACATCTTGGTTATGCCTCCATCTGTTGCTGCTATCGGTGCAATTGCTGCCTCTGAAGCTGCATCACAGCCTTGGTTTGCTCCTGCTGGATTTAATCGCGGTGGACTCTCAACTCTTGGTGGAGTTGGTGGACCAAACGTTGTTGGAACAGTTGAGCACCTTACAAAAGATGACAGAGATGATCTTTACGAAGTTAGTCTTAACCCAATTGCACGTTTCCCTGCAACAAGTGACATCGTGATCTTTGGACAAAAGACCCTTCAGACTCAAATGTCTGCTCTTGATCGCATCAACGTTCGTCGTTTGATGATCTTCCTCAAGAAGCGCATTGGAGATATCGCTGATACAATCTTGTTTGATGCTAATATCCAAGCTACTTGGAACCGCTTTAAGTCAAGAGCAGAAGTAGTTCTTGCTCAAGCAAAGTCTGAAGGCGGAATCACTGAATACAAGCTTGTTCTTGACGAAACCACAACTACACCAGATCTTATTGATCGAAACATTCTCTATGCTCAAGTATTCATCAAGCCTGCAAGAGCAATTGAATTCATCGCAATTGACTTTGTGATCACCAACACTGGAGTGGAGTTTTAATAAACTCCCTCTATTTATTACAAATACTTAGGAGATAATTTAAATGGCTTTCTGGAAACAAAATGATGTAGTACCAAAGAGAAAATTTCGCTTTAAGGTAACACTCGCTAATGATGTTGCTTGGTGGGCAAAAGACGTAAAGGTTCCAACATTTTCTGTTGGAGAAACCCAGCACTCATATCTTGACAATGTTTATAAGTTTCCAGGTAAAACTACTTGGGATGACGTAAGCCTTACCTTAGTTGACCCTGCTGGTGATAATGATGTTATCAACAAGACTATGGAGATCATCACTAACGCTGGATATGATGTTAGACCTGATCCAACAAACAATACTCAAGCTGCGATGGCTACTATTAGCAAATCTCAATTTGCTTCTAACCAACAGTCTTTGGGAGCTAATGCATTCAAGATCGAAATCCTTGATGAGACTGGCGCTATTATCGAATCTTGGACGCTTAACAACCCATTCCTTAAGTCTGTTGACTTTGACACAATGTCTTACGAGAGTGACGATCTTCGTTCTATCTCTTTGACTGTTGCTTATGATTGGGCTACTTGTGAGGTTGCAGGTCAGACTTACCTACCTAAATAATCACAAGGTGAATAATGGCTTTTTGGAAGCAAAACAATAACGAACCGACCCGTCAATTTAGATTTAGACTCTCTATTGACGGGACAACTTATTGGTGGGCTAAGAGTGCAGAACTTCCATCTGCAACTGTGAACTCAAGTGAATACCAGATAGGAAACCATAAGTTTAAATATCCTGGTATTGTAACTTGGGATCCGATACAAGTTGAGATTGCTGATGTTGCTGGGACATCTGATAGTTCGAATGATTCTGTTGGCTTGTTGGTTAATATCTTTGAGTCAAAAGGCTATAACATTGTCGGAGAACCTGCAGGTCCTGGTACTGCAACTGGTGGCTTGGAGAAGCTACAATTTAATGAAGTCCGTATTGAGCAGCTTAGATCTGATGGATCTGCTCAAAATTCTTGGATTTTAAAGAATCCGTTCTTTACACAAATTAACTTTGGTAGAGGAGATTACGGCTCAGAAGAAATAAATTCCATCACATTTACAATTAATTACGATTACGCAGAACTAGAATAACTGGAGGTTAAGTGACTAGAAATACTAAAGATAGGTTCGGAGCAAGTAAAGTAACCCATTCAGATGCACCACCGGTCTTTAACCCTTTAAACTTTGTTGCACCAACAGAGTTTGTTGATCTTCCATCAAATGGAGTTGGCTATCCCGATGGTCATCCATTGAGAGGACAAGAGGTTATTGAGATCAAATTTATGACAGCAAAAGAGGAAGACATCCTCACCTCAGCAACTCTTATTAAGAAAGGGATCGCCATTGATCGTTTCTTGAGAAGTATCATTCTTGACGAAAAGATTGACCCAAATACATTGCTTGTTGCTGACAAGAATGCAATCCTTGTAGCGGCTCGTATAAGCGGTTATGGCCCTGATTATGATGCAGATATGAAATGCCCCCAATGCAACACAACTAATGCATTGAGCTTTAATCTTGGGGCTGCAAAAGGTGTTTCCTCTAATATCCCTGCTAATTCTGGTATCGAAAGTTTGGAGAATGGAAATTATAAAATTAAACTTCCTTATTGTGGATTTAATATTGAGGTTGGATTGCTTACTGTACTTGATGAGAAAAAACTAACGCAATTGGTTCTTACTCAAGTTGAGGCAGAACAAGATACAAATCTGGTCTCGGCTCAGTATAAGAAAATGATTAAGGCTATCGAAGGACATAGCGAAGAAAACATCATCAGTGCTTTTGTTGAGAATATGCCAACAGTTGATTCGAGACAATTAAAGATGATCTACAAGAACATCAATCCATCTTTTGAGATTAAGGACAAATTCATTTGCATTAACTGCAAGCATGAAGAGGAGGTAGATGTTCCAATCGGAACAAACTTTTTTTGGCCTGACCGATAAATACATGGAAGCTGTTTATGAGCAGTTCTTTGTTCTGAAGCATCATGGTGGCTGGAGTTTTGCTGAAGCTTACAGTTTGCCTGTCGGTTTGAGAATGTGGTTCTTGGAAAGATTAAAGAAACAATTTGATGACGAAGCAAAAGAAATGAAGAAAGCGACTCGCACCAGGTAATGGATGCGAGTTTTGTTTTCTTGACTAATTACACTATGGTTGGAGGTATCGCTGGTGATTAAGATTGATTTGACTAATAAGCAGATGAATGAATCGTTTGCAAAGATGTGGGGTTTCTATAACAAGAAACTCCTCCAATATATTTACGGCAAAGATACAAAGGTCACTGCGAATGTTGAGCCTTTGTCCAATCTTTTCGAAGAAGAAGGTGCTAGTGCAGAATTTGTTGTTCGAGGAGAATATGAAGATGTCAAGGCTTATGCCAAAGCAATAAGGCTGGAAGCTGATTATATGAGAGCATATAATGAAGAAGGCAAGGATTCTCCTGAAGCTCAAGAAATCAAAAAGCAGTTAGATGATGCATCTAGTGAATTCACAAACCTTACGGGGCTTCCTTGGCCATTTAAAGACTAATTTTGAGGGTAAGTAATGGCTATAACAGCTGACGAACTAATTGCTGCGATTAAAGACCTATCCGCTTCTGATCAGAAGAGGGTAAAGTCTGCTTTTGGTACAACAACAATTGATTCTGCCACTTTGGAGAGAAACAAGGAGCTAATGCAGCAAAGTTTGGAAATCCAACAGAAAGCCCTTGCAGCACAACAAGAATCAGCCAAAATCTTTAAAGACGAGAATGCTCTTATTCAGGCAAGGAAAGAAGCTTTCGAAAATGAGCTTGCCTTAAAAATAGAAGATGAAGAGACAAGAAAAAGAATATTAGCTGGTGAAGAGGCTGCTATTGCTGGTGCAGCTGAGAAGCTTGGATTAGAAGAAGGTATCTTGCGTCAAAAGCAAGAACAATATAAGCAAGACCTGTTGGCCATGCAAGTCAATGATAAGTTTGGAAGACAATCATCCAGATATGCAAAAGAAGTTGGTCAGTTTTTAGGAGTCAATGTTAGGTTGCAAGACACCTTTTTGGGTAAAACAATAGACATTGCCAATAAACTAAAAGACAATGCAGGTTTCCAACAGCAATTTCTTCGAGACTTAAGAGATACTTTTTCTGTACAGAACCTTGCTTTGTCAACCCTAACAAAGATTGCTGAGGTTACAGTTGCTTTTGTTAAGTCAGCAGATCAAGCTAGAGCATCACTTGCAGCTGCAACTGGTCTTGGTTATGAATTCAGTGCTGTCATGGTAGATGCACAAAGAGAAGGAAACCTTCTTGGTATCACAATGGAGTCTGCTGGTAGAGCTATTGCATCATTGATCAATGGAACAACTGACTTTATTAATTTATCTGGTGATCAACAAAGAGCGTTGACTCTTACAGCTGGACAGCTTGATAGACTTGGCGTGTCAACAGATGAAAGTGCTAAATTGCTGCAAAACATGACACAAGCATTGGGTATGTCTGCCATGGGAGCAAACGAACTGACAATGCAACTGGCGGTTATGGGCAATCAGATTGGAATCAGCGCCAGTCAAATGGTCAAAGACTTTAATCAATCCTTGTCTGTGCTTGCTGTTTATGGAGACAGAGCGCCTCAAATATTCACAAAACTTGCTGCTGCTGCTAAAGCGGCTGGTGTTGAGGTATCAACTTTACTTTCTATTGCTGGTAAATTCGATACTTTTGATAGTGCTGCAAATTCTGTTGCTCAACTAAACGCAGTTCTTGGGACTCAGCTCTCTACCACCGAAATGTTACTAGCGACAGAAGAAGAGAGAATCGAGACTCTTATCCAAAGTATTCAGATGGGCGACATGCAATTTGATCAACTTGATCGATTCACTCAAAAAGCTGTAGCTGCTTCTGTTGGTATTAGCGATATGGCTGAGGCAAATAAAATATTTGGAATGAGCCTTGAGGAATATCAAAGCTATTCCAATCAGATGGAAAGCTCTGCTGACGCTCAGGCAAAACTTGAGGCAGCAGTCGCAAAGACAGTACCGGTATTTGACAAATTTAAATTATTGATTGCAGAACTCGCAATAGCTGTGCAGCCAACTCTTGAGTTCTTAGGTGATTTAGCAGACTCGGTAACTGGTTTCTTAAAAGATATGGACACAGATACAAAACAGATGATTGTTGGGTTAGTGGCAGTTGCTGGTGCAGTAACAGTTCTTGGTACTGCTTTGTCGCCATTAATAATGATGTTTGCTACTTTAGGAAAGATGACAGCAGCTGCTGGTGGTATTGCAGGGCTTCTTGGTCTTGGAGGCGCTGGTCTTGGTGCTTTATTGCCAGTCTTGGGAATAATTGGTGCCATTGGTGTGGGTGGAGTAGCTATATCAAAAATGCTAAGTGCATCACCAACAACTAATACAATGACCAATATGGCGACTAGTGTTAGTGCTAATACTGGCCGGGCAGCAATGACAGGAACCACAGCGGCAGTTAAAAACTATGTCGATGTTAGACTTGAGTCAGTTACTGTGGAAATTGATGGCGCTCAATATCGAGGTAGAGTCAAAAATATCGTCAACAAAGAAATGGCTGGTGCTACTACAGCATAAGGAGAAATAAATGGCCTTCCCAACAACAACAGGAAATGTAAATTCATATGCTGCAGCCAGTGGACAACAACTGGAGTTTTACGCATTGCACTTGGATCAGTCGGTAACTTTTGATGCATTCCTAACCAGCTTTAATCAAAACTTTAGCTCTAATTGGAATGAGGAAACAGTTTATGGTCGTAATGATCCAATCGCAACATTCCAAGGAACAACAAGAAAAATAAATGTTGCATGGAACATTCCAGCTGGAACATTAAATGATGCTAAAGCAAATCTAACAAGATGCTCTGCTTTGATTCAGATGGTCTATCCATCATATACAACGAATATTATTAAAGAATCATCACAAACAGATCCAGCACTAGGATTGGTTGTTGAGCAAGCAAATTTAAACAATCAAGATAACGCCTTGACACTTTCTAAGTCTCCTTTATTAAGACTTAAATATGCCAATCTCATTTCCAACTCTGCTTTGGAAGGTGGAAGTGCAAAAGAAGGTGGATTGCTTGGCTGGATTTCTTCTGTGTCTTGGACTCCCGTTTTGGATATGGGAACCTTTGTGGAAGAAAAAGGCAAGATTTTCCCAAAAGTTATTGACCTTTCTGTTGACTTTAATGTAATTCATGAGCATGAACTAGGTAATAAGTCCGGTAGCAGAGAAATGATTAACAAAAATGCTTCCGGTAAATTCCCATTTAACTTCTAAGGTAAGAATATGTCCAGATATAACAAAAGAGTCAAAGCGACAAACAAAAATGAACTTTATGACAATACCTTTAAAAAACGAGGTGTTAATGAAGTTGTGCAATATTCTACGCCAACACTTAGAGACCTCACGGAAGAAGATAAGCTGAGGATAGCATACATCGAATATACTTGGAAAGCTGGTGATAGATACTGGAACCTTTCCTCACAATACTACGGAGACCCAAGACAATGGTGGGTAATTGCAGAGTTTAACAATAGGCCAACTGAGGCTGGGATAGAACCTGGTACAGTTATCAAGATACCGACCGACCTTGCAGTTATCCTTGGGGAGATTGGATAATGGCCATACCTTTATTGTTTCCAGCTATTGCTGCAGGGATTGAGGCTGCGGGTGGTGGTGCTGTTGTTTTTTCTTTATTAGGAAAGCTGGCAATCACAGGAGGTATTGTTAGTGGACTAGCATGGTATGATTATACTCGTACCAATCCAACAGAATTGCTTGATAAATTAAAAGATGAAACTTACGGAAAAGCTCTTAATGGAGAAGAGATTCCTAGTAATACTTTTGATATTTTATCATCTGTATTGTTTAACAAAGTTTATGAAATCAATTTTAACGAAATCCAATTTGATAATAGAGAACCTGATTTTGATTACGGAATTTTTAGAATTGGTCCTGATAATTTTCCTCTCACCACAAAGGAAAAGGGAGTAATATTAAGACAATTAAATAAACAAGGTGATTTAAATGTATTGTCTGCAACGTTTCCTTTATATAGAATAATTGAGACAGATTATCAATTTGATTTCTTTGTTAATAAAATTACAGAAAATTTTAAGAAACTCGCAGAAGATGGAAGACAAATACCGAGAGTTCCGGTAAAAATTAATAATGTAGAAGATTTTCAGAAAAGCCCTGAA